TAGTAATACTATACAAACACCGTGCCAACTATGGAAACTATAACGTAATCAAAGACTTAACAGAATTTGCACTGATACTAATCTGTATTGCACTGTTACCATCTGTTACAAAGTGTTACCGAGAGATACAAAGGTAACAACAACGGTAACAAACCTGGACTACTGTATAAATGTACAGTGTCTCCACAGAACTATGAAGAATCTGTACAGCGCAACTACAACCTTTCAAAGACCTATAGAGTATCTATGCCCATGTGTTGTTGTCCCTATGTTGATGTCTATAGAGGGTACCGCTCAGTCTCTCACCTGTCACTCTACAGTTCTCCACAGCTACCAATCTGTGCAGAACCTGTGCAGAACCTGTGGAGAACCTGTGCAGAACCTGTGGATAAAAGGGCACCGGGGGGGCTATGGAGCTACGGAGATTTGGGTGGGTGCTGCCCAGTCACAAAATAGTGCTAAATTGAACAATAAAGGCCATAAGTCAACAGGGTCTAACCAGGACTAAAGAGGCATCAGTGTTGGGCTGTGACGGTGTCGGTACAGATTCTTTAAAGGCTGTTTAGAGTCATATGAGGACAAAAGAGAAATCTTTGAAGATAAAGCTTGACTTCTGAGCAAATCTGTGGTATAATAATAGTCTATATAGATAACAAAGTAGAAACATAAAGCTTAACAGAATCTGTACCGCGCTGTTACAGTTAAATTATAATAGTTATTACTTTAACGAACGTCTGTTGTTGTACTGTAATGAGCTGTTGTCCTTAACTGTTGTTAGCTGTCTTTGCACTGTTAAGCTGTTGTGGGCTGTTTTAGCTCGATTTAGAGTCTATATAGACTTGTTTACCATATTGTTTACTAAATAGAAAAGGTGGCTGGGTGGCTGACGAAAGTGAAACAAAGCTGAAGCGTGGCAGGCCTACTAAAGCTGCTGTAAAGGCTAAGAAGAAGGGATCACGTGGGGTCATGGGCCGTCCTAAGGGTGACGCTGCGGTTATCAATGAGTATAAGGCTCGGATGCTGGCTAGTCCAAAGTCTGCCAAGGTACTCGAAGCAATCTTTGACGCTGCCTTGGACGATGAACATAAAAACCAAGCAGCAGCCTGGAAGATCGTTGTTGACCGTATTGCACCTGTTTCAGCATTTGAAAAAGAATTCTTAAAAGAAAAAGGTAGTGGGCAGATCCAGATCAACATAAGTACAACTGAAGCACCGAAGATTGATGGGGAAACTATAGATGTCTAGTATTGCAACCGATGCGGTGTTGAAAGCGTATCAGAAGAAGAATAAGTTATCAGACTCTGAAATAAAAACGTTAAAAGTCTGGGCTAATGACGTTGCTTATTTTGAGACGAAAGGTGATCCCTCTAAATCTCAAGACTCTGGCGGCCCAGGGAGGGGCAAGTACCAGTATGAGATGCAAGGTAATCGTAAGGGTCAGCAGGGAGCTAAGACAGCTTCTAATCGTTTCAACAAATTTGAAGCTGAGAATGGCTCTCTGCCTATCTCTAAAACCGACAGGGCTGAGTTAGCAAAGGACGACCCTGACTTCTCTAAACTATCTAGCACTACACAAGATGCTGTTTTCTTTGCAGATCACATGTATGGGAAAACAAAGATGGTTGACATTGTTAAAGGTAAGATAAGCCCTTTCGACGCATATCGTAAATGGCACTGGGCTGGTGACGACAAGGAAGTAGGTAATAAACAACAGAGATGGCAGGAAGAGGTCGTACCTACGCGAGATGCTAGAATGCAAGCAGAGACAGAGCAACGTGATCAAGAGGCTGAAAATAGAACTGTACAAGAAGCAGTGACGGCAAATACATTTCCTCAGCCTGCTGGTATGGTAGGTGGTTTTGATCCTACAAGGCTTGTCTAGTTGGAACTGGATATTGCATTTACACCGTGGCAGTCAGAAGTCTACGAAGACCCTGCCCGTTTTAAAGTAGTTGCTGCTGGGCGGCGGTGTGGTAAGTCTTACCTTGCGGCTTGGATGCTGTTGCTTAACGCGCTACAGTCAAGTAAGGGTTGGTCTTTCTACGTTGCGCCTACACAGGGACAGGCACGACAGATTATGTGGAAGGTTCTGTTGGAAATCGGCCATAAGTTTATCGCCAAGGCTCACATAAACAACTTAGATATTGAGTTGATAAACGGACAGACGATTGGGCTGCGAGGTGCAGACAGACCAGATACTATGCGAGGTGTTGCACTAAATTACCTTGTTATGGATGAGTATGCAGATATGAAGCCAGAGGTCTGGGAAGAAGTCCTAAGACCTACGCTAACAGATATTAAAGCTCCTGCACTGTTTATAGGGACACCGAAGGGTCGTAATCATTTTTACGATATGTATTCATCAGCAGACTTAGGTGCAGATGGTTTTGCTAATTGGTCAGCGTATCATTATACATCTTATGATAATCCATATCTACAGATGGAAGAGATAGACGCGGCTAAGGCTTCGATGTCCTCTCATGCATTTAGACAGGAGTATATGGCATCGTTTGAGGCCAAAGGCTCTAATATGTTTGAGGAGTCTTGGATTTCCTTTGGTGAGAAACCAGAGACAGGCTCTTACTTTATAGCGTGTGACCTAGCAGGTTTTGAAGAATTAGGTAAGAAAAAGAATACTAGACTGGATAATACGGCTATTGCTGTTGTTAAAGTTAACGAAGACGGTTGGTTTGTTGAAGACATTATCACTGGACGGTGGACGCTTGACGAGACTGCACTAAAGATATTTAAGGCTGTTGAGAAGTACAAGCCTACCGCTGTAGGGATCGAGCGTGGTATAGCAAAGCAGGCTGTTATATCACCACTGTCTGATCTCATGCGTAGGTACAGTCGTTACTTTAACGTGGTAGAACTGAGTCATGGCAACAAGAAAAAAACTGATCGAATCATGTGGGCGTTACAGGGTCGGTTTGAAAACGGATTGATTAAGTTAAACAAAGGTGATTGGACTGCACAGTTCTTAGATGAACTATTCCAGTTTCCAGATAAGTTAACGCATGATGACATGGTTGATGCACTTGCATATATTGATCAGTTGGCGCAGGAGTCTTACTTCTATGACGACTATGAAGACGATCCCTGGAAACCAGCAGACGCAGTAGCGGGTTACTAAATTTAAAGAGGCTTGATATGGCAGATTACGAAGATGTAAATAAGGTTGACCCGTTGATGATCGAAGAAGACCTCGCGGAGTGGGTAATGACTAAGTGCGAAGACTGGCGCGACAATTATACAAGCAACTATGAAGAACGCTTTGAAGAATACTACCGCCTCTGGAGAGCTATCTGGGATCCCTCGGATAAGCAACGCGCTTCTGAACGCTCTAAGATAATCAACCCTGCACTCCAGCAGGCTGTTGAATCTTCCGTAGCAGAAATCGAAGAAGCTTCTTTTGGTCGTGGTAATTGGTTTGATGTGTCGGATAACCTTGGTGGTGAGAACATGCACGATGCTCATTTCCTTAGAGAGAAGTTAACTGAGGACTTTGCCAACACTCGTGTACGCCAGGCAGTAGGTGAAGTCTTACTAAACGCTGCAGTGTACGGAACAGGAATAGCTGAGATCGCTATTGAAGAGATTAAGGAGATGAAACCAGCAACTCAGGAGGCTATGGATGGACAGCTACAAGCCTTCGGTGTTGAGATTATGGACAGAACAGTTGTTAAAATGCGACCGATACAGCCTCAGAACTTCCTTATTGAGCCTGTTGCTACCTGTATTGAAGATGCAGTTGGTTGCGCCGTAGATGAATTTGTTAGTACACACTACGTTGAAGATTTAATGGAACGTGGGATATACAGGGAATGTGTCCTTGAGAATGCCCCAACAGATACCGACCTTGAACCCGATGATGACTTGACTGTGTATCAGGATGACAAGGTTCGGTTAACTAAATACTACGGCCTTGTTCCTCGTGAACTGATCGAAGAAGAGGTAGACGGAGTAGAAGGAACGTCATCAATGGTTGAGGCTATTGTTGTTATTGCCAATGGTGGTAAGCTTTTAAAGGTAGAAGAAAACCCCTACATGATGCAGGATCGTCCTGTTGTTGCTTTTGCGTGGGATACTGTCCCTGGTCGGTTCTGGGGCAGAGGCATTTGTGAGAAGGGTTACATGAGCCAGAAGGCACTTGACACAGAACTACGCGCTCGTATTGATGGACTTGCATTAACAATACACCCGATGATGGCTATGGATGCATCTCGTATGCCACGTGGCGCTAAACCTGAGATACGCCCAGGTAAGACCATCCTAACCAACGGTGATCCCAACACGATACTACGCCCATTTAACTTTGGCACACTAGATCAAAACACGTTTAGCCAAGCTGCTGTTTTACAACAGATGGTACAGTCCTCTACTGGCGCTATAGATTCCACAGGTATTAGTGGCAGTATAAACGGCGAAGGTACAGCAGCGGGTATCTCTATGTCTCTTGGTGCTATCATCAAACGACATAAGCGTACTCTGGTTAATTTTCAACAGGGATTCCTTATTCCTTTTGTTAAGAAGGCTGCTTACCGATATATGCAGTTCGACCCTGAAAACTATCCAGTTAAAGATTACAAGTTTAACGCCACCTCTTCACTGGGCATTATAGCTCGTGAGTACGAGGTAGGTCAGTTAACTCAGCTACTTCAAACCATGTCTCCAGACAGTCCCATGTATCCAGCGTTGATTCAGAGTATCGTTGAGAATATGAACCTGAGCAACAGAGAAGACCTGATCGAGACCTTGCAGAAGGCAGCAGAACCCAACCCAGAAGCTGAACAGATGCGTCAGCAACAGGAACAAGCCGCTCTTGCATTCCAGCAAAGTCAAACTGATGCAATTAACGCACAGGCAATGGAGTCGCAAGCGAGAGCACAGAAGTACCAAACTGAAACTCAACTGATGCCTATCGAACTTGAGATTAAGAAGATGGATGTTGCAACGGATTCTCTCCAGGCTGGTGCAGAGGATGATAAGGAATTCGAGCGGCGCTTGAAAGTTGCAGACCGCGCTCTGAAGGAGAAGGAACTCCAAATCAAAATAAGAGAGTCAGAACACCGAATGCAGAATGGAGGTCAGAACGAGCAGGCTGAAAGACAGCTGATGGAGATGCTCAATAGTGAACAATGATCTTAAACTTAGTGCAGACATAAGAATAAAAGCAAAAGGATCGGTTAACAGCGCAGATTGTTTTTCATCATTTAGTAGTTATATAGGAGAAGTATACTAATGCTAATGACACAGAAAGAACTAGAACAAATACTAGGCTTAATTTCAGCAGAAGTGTCTAGACAGTTAGACACTCGAGAGAAACAGGCCACAGACACTAAAAAGGCTACAAAGAAAGTTAAAGAAATTGCTTGACATTTGCTTAAAAATATGGTATAATAGTGTGGTACAATCATTTAAACCAAGGAGAATCCTTTAATGGAACCTAATTTAGAAAATTACTACAACCTCTACGATGATCTATTCTTGACAGACGGCTGGAAGCAGTTTGTTGCAGATTTCACCAAGAACGCTAACGTTATCAATTCAGTAGAAGCAACGACAGACAACGACGATCTCCGATTCAGGAAAGGTCAGTTGAATGTCATAGCCTCTATAATTCACTTAGAAGAGATGATTAAGCAATCGCGTGAAGCTGCTGAAGCTGAAGGCAATGCTGAAGATATTTGATTATAGATGTTCAACCTGTAATGAGGTAACTGAACATATCGTAGAAGACTCTGCCGCAGAACTCCTTTGTGAGTGCGGCACAATTAAGAATAAGATGTTATCAAGTCCTGCATTCATACTCGACGGTGCTTCAGGGGATTTCCCAGGCCGTCACATGAGGTGGATTAAAGAGCATGAAGCAGCAGGCAAAAACGGAAACCCTGACGGGTAACTTCCTAATTTATTTCCATAATACCGATAGGTACGGAGTTTAATAATGGCTAGAGCAACACTGCTTGACGAGCAAATAGAAGACCAAGAAGACGAACTGGATGTAGTTGATACGACAGAACAGTTTGAGGAAGAACCCCAAGAGCCTGAGCAATCAGTCGAAGAGGCACCTCAACTGCCTGACAAGTACAAAGACAAATCACTTGAAGACTTGGTGCAGATGCATCAGGAAGCTGAAAAGATGATTGGTCGCCACAGTTCTGAAGTTGGAGAACTTCGACACGTTGTTGATAATTTTATTACATCGCAAACGGCTCTACAGCAACAACAGCCACCTCAACAAGAAGACGATACAGACGATGTTGATTTCTTCACTGACCCTAAAACAGCAGTATCCAGGGCCATTGAGAATCATCCAAAGATAAAGCAGGCTGAAGAATATGCATCTCAGCAGCAGCGTGAAGCGTTAAAAGCACGTTTCGCACAGGAACATCCTGACGCTAAAGAGATCATGGGAGACAGTGCCTTTGTTGACTGGGTGAAGGGATCTGAATATAGAACTCAGATGTTTGTTGATGCGGATCAGAATTATAATTTCTCCGCTGCTAACGAGTTGTTCTCACTCTGGAAAGAGAGAGCCAGCATGATACAGCAGACCGCAGCAGTAGACAAGCAAGCTCGTAAGAGTAGTTCTAAAGCAGCCCAAACAGGATCTGGTCGCAGTGCTCAAACGGGTAGTCGTAAAAAGATTTACCGTAGAGCAGATATTATTAAACTTATGGTTGATGACCCTGATCGTTATGCTGCTCTCAATGATGAGATTATGCAGGCGTATCAAGAGGGTCGCGTTAAATAAATTAGGAGATAGATCATGGCTGGTGAAACATCAGGTGCCTATTTTACAGCTAATGCTGTAGTAGACAAAACCGCAGCAGGTACATTCGTTCCAGAAATCTGGAGTGATGAGGTAATTGCTGCATATCAAAAGAACCTTAAGTTGGCTCCTCTCGTAAAGAGACTTCCAATGAAAGGAAAGAAAGGCGACGTTATTCATATACCGAAGCCTACACGTGGTTCAAGCTCTGCTAAGGCAGAGGCTACTGCGGTAACAATCCAAGCGAATCTTGAGAGCGAGTTGCAGGTAACTGTTGATCGTCATTTCGAGTATTCACGCTTAATCGAAGACATCGTAGACGTACAAGCTCTTAACAGCCTGCGTCAGTTCTATACAGAAGACGCTGGTTATCAACTGGCACTTCAGGTAGATACTGATCTTGTTAACACCGCTACAGGTTTTGGCGATGGTACTAAGACTCTGGCTCCTACTGATGGCGCTAACTGGGAAAACTCAAACAGCTACTACTTCAACGCCGCTACTGGTTTGACTCTGTACACAGACGATACAGTTGCTACTGGCGATAACTTCACTGACCTCGGTTTCCGTGAAGCTATTAAGTTGATGGATGACGCAAACGTACCTATGGACGGTCGTGTTTTAGTTATTCCACCTGCTGCTCGTAAGTCTATCCTTGGCCTTGATCGTTACGTTTCTAGCGACTTCCGCGACGAGCGTAGTGTTAAAACTGGCTTGGTTGGTTCTGTGTACGGCGTTGACATTTACGTGTCAAGCAATGCACCTACCCTTGAGACTTCTGTTCAGAACGCTGGCGGCTCTATTGCTGTTCGTGGTTGTTTGTTTATGCATAAAGACGCTATTGTCTGTGCAGAGCAAATGGCAGTACGTTCACAAACTCAATACAAGCAAGAGTACCTTTCTACCTTGTATACCGCTGATACTCTCTACGGTACGCAGGTTTACCGTCCCGAAGCTGGTTTCATTCTAGCTATAGCTGACGAGTAATCTACCTAGCCCTCTTCGGAGGGCTTCTTTTACTAGCATCTTCTAACGAGGGTGCTGCTAAAAGACACAAGAGGTCTGCGATTCTAAGCAGATAACCTACAGGTCGTACCCGCAATTAAACACATTTCAGGTAGGTTAATTTTATGTCCAATTATACCAAGCTCGTAGACTTTGCAACAAAAGACTCATTGCCTACAGGCGACCCCGATAAGATCATAAAAGGTACAGAGATTGAAACCGAATATGATAACATCGCAGTAGCAATCGCTACCAAATCCAACTCCGAAAGTCCAACATTCACCGGCACTGTAACAATACCAACCTTATCCGTCACCGGAGTTACAACTGTGGGCGGCGACATCCTGTCCGACACAGACTCAACAGACAGTCTTGGTTCCACTGGCGTTCGTTGGCTTAAGGTTTGGACTGATACGTTAACGGCGGGTACGCTGACGATTGGTTCAGGCTCGATAGTTGACTCAAGCGGGGCTATCTCGTTTGGTGATGATAACCTAGTTACGACTGGTACGTTAGGCAGTGGAGCACTAACCGCTACATCGTTATCCTTAACCACAGACTTGGCTGTTGCTGATGGAGGCACAGGCGCAAGTGATGCAGCAACTGCCAGAACCAATCTTGGTGTTGACGCTGCTGGTACAGACAATTCAACAAATGTTACTTTGGCAGGAACGGGTACTTACCTATCTTTAGCAGATCAGCAGATAACAGTAGACCCAATCACAGAATCAGACATTTCTGATTTACAAAGCTACTCGCTGTCTTCACACAATCACACGGGAACGTATCAGCCTTTGGCAGCGGCGCTTACCGATACCACCGCGCCTTTCACTACAGCTTTAGATACTAAGCTGGATGGAATTGAGACTGGTGCTGATGTAACCGATGCGACGAATGTTGCTGCGGCTGGCGCGTTGATGGATTCGGAAGTAGATGCCGACATTAAAACTTTGTCGCTTCCGGCCAGTACAACAATAAGCGCATACGGTGCGACCTTAGTTGACGATGCGGACGCTGCAACTGCACGTGCAACTCTCGGCGTTGTTATTGGTACAGACGTTCTTTCCCCTACAGGTGATGGTAGTGGTCTAACGGGAATTACTGGCGGCAGTGGCCTTACCGGTGTTACTGATATTGTTTCTCCGTTTAACACATTTGTTGGTTATCTTTCTGGAGAAAACGTCACAGGTGTTAGTAACGTAGCCATAGGTTACGGAGCACTAGATGCCGCAGTATCCGTAACGAATACGGTTGCTATTGGTTTAAATGCAATGGGCGCAGGAGTAACCACAGGCGCAGACAACATCGCTATAGGTCAGCTGGCAGGTAATGATCTTACCTCTGGAGCAAGTAACGTCCTTGTAGGCCTGAGTGCAGGCACAAACGTAACAACAGCGTCAGACATTGTAGCGATTGGTAAACAGGCTATGGGGTCGGGAACTACAACAGGAAATGGTACTGTTGCTATTGGGTACAGGGCTGGCTACGCTCTTACCTCTGGTCTGCTAAATACTTTGGTCGGCTACTTCGCTGGTGATGCACTCACAACTGGACGTTTCGCAACGGTGTTAGGTTACGGTGCATTATCCGCAGCCACTGCTTGTGGTGATGGTACTGTTGCTATTGGTAGGCAGGCAATGGAAAACGCAGCTACCTCTGGCGCGGGTAATACAGGAGTTGGCCAGTTCGCAGGACGCGCATTAACAACAGGGGCTTATAACACCATACTTGGCTCAAACGCAGGTGAGGCGCTAACCGACCCAAACTACATAGTCGCAATAGGCTACGGCGCACTCGATGCAGCTACTAATGCGGGTGATGACAACATTGCTCTCGGTAGAGATGCGCTGGGCGTTGGTGTTGTTACTGGGTTGGGTAACATTGCAGTTGGTTATCAAGCGGGGCAAGACCTTACCACCGGTTATGCAAATGTTTTTATGGGGTATACGGCAGGAGCTAACGTAACAACAGGTGCAAGCAACGTAGCCCTTGGAAATCAAGCGATGGCGCTTGGTATTATTACAGGCACAGATAACGTAGTATTAGGTAGTCTCGCCGGACAAGACCTAACAAGTTCATCACAGAGCGTTCTAATTGGATACCACGCCGGTTTAAACCTGACGACTGGGGGGAGTAATGTAGCTGTCGGAAACAGCGCGATGGGCGTTGGCATTACTACTGGCGCAAATAACGTAGCGATTGGCGCTGCTGCGGGTAACGACCTTACCTCTGGCGCTGATAACGTCTTTATGGGAAGATTATCGGGCGCTAACATAACAACAGCGTCCTCACTGGTTGCTATTGGTAATGGCGCATTAGACAACTCAACCGCACCCGGCGATGGCACGATAGCGATTGGCAGAGATGCAATGGGAATAGGCGCTGCCACTGGCGCGTCCAACTTGGTAATTGGTGATGGCGCCGGTAGGGATATGACGTTAGCTGATTACAGTGTGCTCTTAGGCTACCAAGCTGGCTATAACCTAACCACCGCCGATTACAATGTAGGCATTGGCTTTAGGGCGTTAGGAGTTGGGACAGTAACGGGTCTCGGTAATGTAGCAATTGGCGCAGATGCCTCTAATGATATGTCTTCTGGGGCTTATAATACGTTTATAGGATACGCCGCAGGTAAAACAATCAACTTTGCCACTGGCTCCAACACCACCGCCATCGGCAACGGCGCTAACCCTTCAAGCTCAAGTGTTTCTAACGAGATTACTTTAGGTAATGACAGCATTAATGCTGTTCGTATCCCAGGGGCTTCACTTGCCTACGCGAGTGATACTTGGGACTTCGGCGATAAGACAATTGCTAAAGCGACATTGAAAGACTACGGTGAAACCACAAACGCAATCGGCTCAACAGGTGGCGGTACTCAGGACATTGATTTAACTTTGGGCAACAGTGTTTCTGCCACTGTAGATACAAGTGCCAACACTTTTACCTTCTCTAACCCAACCGCCTCAGACGAGCTGTGCGGCTTCACGCTGTATTTGGTCAACGGAGGCTCACAAACGGTCACATGGCCTGCTTCGGTAGCTTGGCCCGGAGGTACAGCCCCGACACTCACTGCTTCTGGTACAGACAAACTAGTGTTTGAGACTATTGATGGGGGCACCACATGGCTGGGTAACTTGGTAGGATCGGCGTATGCCTAGTCATAGACGTAATTTATTAGGGGCTGCGGGGCAGGCTGGTGGGCTTGATGTGTCAGAGGTTTTTTCAATCGATACGTGGACAGGTACAGGAGCTACACAAACCATCACTAATGGCATTGACCTTGCGGGTGAGGGCGGCATTGTTATTATTAAGGAAGATGCGAAAACTAATTGGCATATCTTTGATACAGTGAGTGGTGTAAATAAGTATTGGCACTTTAACACAAACGACGACCTTCTCTCCGATGCCAATACAGTCACTTCATTTAATAGTGATGGCTTCACACTAGGCTCTGACCCCGATGTGAATCAGAGTGGGCAGACTTTTCACGCATACACCTTTCGACAAGCTCCAAACTTTTTTGAGATAACAGCCATTTCTCACACTAATGGCGCAGACTCTACGCATACCTTTTCTACACTCACCACGGCATCAATGATTATGTGCAAGCGGATTGGTTCGGCGGCTGGCTCAAACAATGGGCAGGTATTGTCTAGCGAGTTCGCGTCTGACGCATTATCAGTAAACCTAACGGCTCTTGACACAGCCTCTGATGCTAACGAATTTGAGCGTAACGGGACGGACGGAGTTAGGATATTATCTGGAATGACCACAGCAGATTATATAGCGTATTGCTGGGATACTGCGTTAGATATAGTTTCTATAGGAACATATACGGGTGACGGAACAAGCAACAAGAGCGTAAGTGTTGGATTTCAACCGCAATATGTAATGACAAAGAGTTATACAAACTCAAGCGAGGAATGGTATCAGTTTGAGGATGTAAATCTTTCAGTGCCGACTGGCTCAGGTGACGATATGTTGAGATGGAATCGAGATAACCAAATCAGCAGTGGAAACGATTTAATAGATTTCGACTCTGATGGATTTAATGTTACAGGCATAGTGACCACGAACAACAACAGTACAGACTATCTTTACATGGCAATTAAGGCGGAATAATTATGAAAGATTTAGTAATAGATGGCGTTATAGTCAAAGAAAATGCAAAGCCATCGGACATAGTTGTTCTGGATGCTGATGGTAATCCCACCACGGCCTCTATCCCGAAAGCTAAGTATGCTGAACATGGATTACTGGAGCGTGTTAGGACAGATAGGCCCGTAGGGGACTTTGCTGTAGAAGAGGCATCTCCTATCCTAGTTGACGGAGTACCTACCCAGCAATGGACAACCAGACCCTTCACTGAGGCAGAACTTGCTCAGCAGGCAAAGCAGGCCGCAGATAAACTCAAGTTCTCTGGTGTTGAGTTCACTGACCCTACAGGCACTAACGCATCTCCTCTAATGCTCTCAGCAACTGCTGAAGACCAGAATGGATTAGCCGCTGTTAACTTGGCAGTGATAAACGCTAGGGGTGCAGGGCTTACCATATCCCCGATACAGTTCAGCTTCGAGAATGACACGATTTGTGTTATCACAGACGACAATTTTAATGCAATGTATGCGGTCTGGGCACCATTCAGGCAGGGATTTTTCTCAGTCTAATGACAGTCAAGGAAAGTATTTCTTATGGAGCATAGCAGGCGAGAATCAGACATGACTGACGGACACACCTTGAATAACGGGCGCTTAACAACTCTTGAAAAACGTCAGAACCACATGGATGAGCAACTAGGTGTTCTCTCCCAAGACATGGCTTCTGTTAAAGCAAGCATACCAGGGATTGTTGATACACTAAGTAAGATTTCTGATAAGGTAAATGCACCACCAGTCTCTACAAACTGGTTTGGTCTTGTTGGCGCTTTTGTCTCTGTTGTGCTTATCATGGGCGGTGGTGTTAACTTAGTTATAGCGCCTATACTAAAGAACCTCGATAGACAAAACAACTTCTTAACAAACCTGAATGAAAAACATTATGTAATGGCTCAGGATATATCAGAGCAGGGAGTACGCATTGAGTGGCTTCGTTCTGATACAGACCACAAAGACGAGCAGTACCACCAATGGCAAGAAAGAGTTGACGTATTAGAAAGCAAGGCAGCAGCAGCAGAGATTTCACGCAGGGCTATCGGTAACTACGCAAAAAACCTTGAAGCTCGTTTAAACTACGAAAGAGATAGACCGTGAGACTCAGTTTAGTTTTAGTTGCGCTGTTCATTATTGGATGTGGTCAGGTTCCAGTCAGGGATGAGGCATTGGTTCTTAGGAGCACAACACCCCCTCCAGGCTATGTTGAGGTACTTCGAGACTGTGAGTCTGTTATGCGCGGTGAATCCTCTAAAAAAAACTTAACTTTAGAAATGTGCAAGGCTTTGTGGCAGATCCAATAAAACTCACGTGGGAACTAAAGCGAGATCTTAATAATTTCAACTGGGAGCTTAACGGAATGATCTCGTATCAGAAGGATGTTGAGCAGTATTCAACGAGTGATTGGTGGGCCTATACTGAAGACAAAGGTGACTGTGAAGACTACATGCTCACCAAAGCCCTATGGTTATTGATGAAGTTTGGCGAAAAGGATTGGGGTTTTGACAGAGCAAACATACGAATGACAACGTGCTGGGTAGAGAACGGTTTAGGTTATCATGCAGTGCTTACGTTAATCACAGACAAAGGCGACCTTGTGTTAGATAATAGAAGAACATTAGCAACACTAGCCAAAGACTTAGTTAGGGATGGCTATAAGTTTGACAAGCGCGAGAAAGACCAGACAACAAACCCTGGCGAGTGGGAGTCTATAACGTATGAAGTATAGTGTGTTGATTTTACTGTTGCTGGCTGGATGTGCTGCTACACCGCTCAACGAAGATCCCAAAGCAGGTTACTTTCTAGTATCTACAGGAGGCGTATCAGGTGTTGTTCAAATGATCTCTGGTGGTATTCGTTATTGTAAGGTAACACAGTCCAATTTAGGCAATACAGAATTCAACGTAATTGTTAAATATGATGGCGAGGCTTGTTTAGTGGAGGCACAATCGAATGATAAAGATTCCGCGATACTCACTGACTGATAGTGGTCTAGGTCGTCTTGATAGA